GATTTGCTCATCTTTATTATACTCCTTTCCTAGTTCAACATAAGACACCATCTTAGGGAATTGTGCCTTAGACATTACTGAAGGTAGCTCCTTCAAGTTCTCCCAACAAGAATACTTATAGCTACAGAAACTACAACTAGTACCTAGTATCTTGTTGCCTGTAGGTTTACCCCTAAACGTTTCTTCTACAGGTTCAAAGCAACGTGCAAACTTATTATGTTTAACAGTCTCCACTGTTGCTCTTATCTTCTTCATCTCAGAATCTGCATCAGCGTTTTGTGCTGACACATATTTAAATGAACCATTAGCTTTGTTGACTACCCACCAACCACCAATCTTTTTCTTGGCAGCTTTTGCATAGCCAACTAACTGACTAACATAACCAAAGGGGTCACCCTCGCTTAGTGTTTCAAATGAAACAAACTTGTTATCATATGACCAACCTGATGCTGATTTCACATCATCAACTGCACCATCAATAACTAAGTCATACGTGCCTGATATACTTGTACCATCTACATCGAGTGATACAGTCTCAGGTTCTTCATACTTGACACCTGCACTTTTAAGTATACCCTTGAAGACTGCTTCAACTATATCGCCTAACATCATGTTCATCATAAAGTTATTTGGTTTAGCTGAAGCAACTTCAGGTTTATTCTTTTCAAACCACAACTGACAAGTAGGTCTTCCTAAGTTAGACATACGTAAACGAAAGTCACCCCTCTTGTTATCCCCACCAAACTGCTTTCGCAGGGCATCCATAACGTCATTGCCTACCTGTTGAATTACTTCTTCAGACATAGCAGACTTACCATTGACAGCATCAGACATGTACTGATGTACTGCGAGTTCAGCAGGATGGTTCATTATGCTACTTCTTCTGCATCAATGTCTACAAAGTCTTCGACTGTACTCATGTCTTCATCCTTCATATCTCTGTTTACATTCTCACTCCAAGCATTTATTATATACTCATTGTAATTCTGCACCCAAGCTACGAAGTCAGCGAACCTTGTCTGTTCTGCATCAGTTAAGTCTAGCACAGATGTAACATCAAGAGATGTGACAGGTAGATAGAAGCTATTACCATTAGGTAACTTTCTCTCTTCTGTATTTGCTGTAACGATGTGTTGTACAGGCAGTCTCTTCATCTTAGCAAGCTGAGTAAAGATATCACCTACAGATTTAAAGGCATCCCTATTCTCTACTTCCCATATGAAAGGTAGCGAGTCTACTTCTACAGGATTACCTGCACTATCTGTTGGATTGATTAATTCAATCGTACCAAACACTGCACGTACTCTTTTAATCTGTCTGATTAAATCCTGCATCTTCTCAGGCAATGCCTTGAAGTCTTTAATCCAACCTGATGGTTTGCCACAGTTAAATCCACCATCGTTATCTTTCAAGTCTATGTTGAGATTGTCTCCCATAATAGTTTTGATGTAGCGATTAGCTTTATCTCCTGTACCCATGACGAATCTTTTATACATGAATCTCTGCATGTATGGTCTTATCTTAGCTGACGTAGCAAAGTAAGTGTCTCCATCAGGTATCTCAAGTTTATAAGTACCGCCTTCAACTACTTCTATCTTAGTCATCTTACCCTTAACCTCTTCTTCTCCCATAATAGGGGTGTGGTTAATTCGTAGTCTTGCTAGGGTACTTACTTGCTTCTTCTCAGAAGTGCTTTCACCTGCCATTCCCATGACTTTAGCCATAGCTGAATAGTTGTCCTTATCAATAGTTATTACTTCATTTGTCATATATATTTTCCTTTCTTTCTGTTAAAGTCTTATAGTTATATCAGCTAACATCTTTAGTGTCAAGCCAATTGTTTCCTATTTTTGCTTCTAATAATAATGGTACATTAAAACTTATACCAAAGTGAGTTTCAATCAAACTATTCATCTCTGAATTGACATGTGTTATGATATCTAGTACCTGTCTTTCTTCATTAGGATGAACGTCAATTACGATAGAGTCATGCACACTATTAACTACACAACTTTGTATAGGTTTAAGTAAATCATCTATCTTTAGTAGAATTAATGGAACGATATCAGCAGTAGCAAATGATTGAACAGGATAGTTCTTTATCTGCGTAAAGTGTGTTACGCTTCCATTCCTTCTTCTCTTCACATCAGGAAAAGAAAACTCTCTACCTGATGGTGTCTTTATTATACCTGTAGTTACAGCTTCTTTAGCCAATCGGGAGTGCCAAGCTTTGATTCCTGTGTACTTCTCTGTGAAGTGGGAGTAGTACTCAGCTTCTGCTTTAGTTCTTCCAAATCCTGTTGCTCCATACAAAGGTGCAAACGTGTGTGCCTTCGCATCTTGGCGAGAAGTAGGTTGACCCGCATCTGTAATAACTTTAGACGTATACGAGTGAACATCAAATCCAGTAGTGACTTCATTTATAGCTACCTCATCTTGTGATAAATATGCTGACACTCTAAACTCTAACTGTGCAAAGTCAGCTTCAAGTATCCTGCCATCTTTCCAACGTGACACAAACACTTTCTTCACAGGAAATGTACCCCCACGTGGCATGTTCTGCATATTAGGGTCTGCACCACTAAACCTACCTGTTGAAGTTCTGTGTTGTAACAATCTCACATGAAGCTTTCCATCAGGCTTTAGGTATGTGTTAATACCATCAACGAATGATGATAAGTATGTCTCAACTGCACTCAATCTACGTACATCATGTAAGAACTTCTCAGCTTCTTTCATGCCACGTTGTCTTGCTACACCTTCTAGTAACTCTAGTTGTGTCTTGCTAGTTGAGAACCCATTAGCACTTATCCATTTAGGATTAGGTGCATTAAACTTTAATCCCGCCACACTGTCCACAATATCAGTAAAAGTATGAGCATCCCCATTACAATTCTTACATTTGGTAGGGTTGGCATAAGGTGTTCCATCTTTCTTTACCTTTCTAATTTCTCCCCATCCATTACATTCAACGCAAGTAGATGCACGTTGCTTATAAAGAACTTTAGAGTGTTGTTTAATATTTGTACGAAACATTGAGTCACTCATGTATGGCTCAAAGTTATTTGCCCACATAGCTTTATCGTGTGGCTTTCTACTATAGATAACCCAAGATAATTGCTCAGGACTGTTAAGATTGATACGTATATCTCCCATGAGTTTGCTTACTTGCTCATTCAAGGATACTCTCAAGTCTTTTCTTTCCTGTTCAAACTCTTTCCTAACAGTTCAAACTCTTTTCTAACACTATCCAATGCAGTTATATCTACAGTAAATCCTCTTTGATATATTCTAGCTAGTGTAACTGCTACTCTATTTGTTAAAACTACAGTAGTCATTAGTCCACCATACTCAGTGGAGTTTAGCTTTCTATATATCTCATTACTTAACTCTTGTGTAGCATGTAAGTCAGCAGACAGATACTCTGATAATTCATCAGCAGGTATCTCATCTACACCAAGACCTTTCTTGAAGTACTCTTTCAAAGTATCTTGCTTCTTAGTATTCAAGTTGTATCTTTCTGCACATGCTTCAAGAGATAGTGGTTGCTTCTGTCCACGTTGTAATACATATTCGCCTAGCATAGTATCAAACACAGAACCATCATACTTGAATCCACATTCCCATATCCACATCAAATCGTGTACGATATTGTGACCTATAAGAATAGTAGCTTCATTCAGTAACTCTTGCAATCCATCATAGTTATCTCTGAATAAATACTCCTGACCTTTATCTGTCAAACAACCAACCATAACTAGCTTGTTATCTTTCTCGAATGGGTCTAGGTGTAACTTACCATCCCTATGTGTTACTGTATTTTCTACGTCTAATGTTAGCTTCATGCTTCGTACCTCGCTGTTCTGTAATTCAATTCACAGTGTACACTACCATGCCAACCTGTCAACTTATTTTTAACGACATTCAAATGTCTTTGTGTATCCTCTTCATCTTGCCCTTCTACCTGTGGGTTCTTAGCAATCAAAATCATCAAGTCAGCTTCCGCTGCTTTACCTGTACGTGAGCCTTCCATCATGGCTTGGTTCAGTATAACTTTACCTTCAGCTTCAGCAGATAACTGTGACATGTAGAACATAGCACACTCATGTTGTTTAGCTATCTGTCTAGCATGTACTGCATTCGCTTTGAGTGCTTCATCCTGTCTAGCAAAGCCACCTGTACGTGCAAACTTATCTCCCATGTCTAACAGTACCACATCAGGTTTGTATGCCTTACACACACTCTCTACCCATGCCATGTCTCTACCTGTCGCATCCTTAATCTTGATTCTATCTTTGACAGGTGCATACAAGTCACGTGCTTTAGCAGGATTAGCTTTTATCTCTTTCATTTCCATACCTGTTGATGCAGTTAAGTATCTTGCACCTACTCTGTGATATCCTTCTTCGTTACATAGGATAATACAGTTAGCACCTTGATGAGCAAAACCATTTGGACTAGCAATCAAACTTGCATGAAAGGATGTCTTACCTGTATTAGGTCTAGCACCAATCTCAATCAAGTGTCCTGCATTCACACCTTCTACCTTACGTGTAAGGCTAGGTATGTTGAATGTCCATCTAGCTTCCAAATCATTCTTAGCTAGTAGCGTATCTAAGTCAATGTCATCCCACTCAATATTTAAGTTAGGTGTAAAGTCATCTCCATAATGCTCAAGTATATTACGTAGTGGTTCAAGAGAAGACTTAGCACCATTGACATAATCAAAACCTAAGTTAGCAATGTCCTCGCCTACAACTTGTTGAAACAACTTGGATAGCACCTCTTGTGCAATGTCACTACCAAGAGGTTGCTCCTTCTTTATTTGGTGAAACAAACTAGAGTATGCTTGCTTCTGTGCAGTAGTCATTGATGGATTGTTAGCCATGAACAATGCTTCAATCTCATCAGGTGTTACTGTTCTCTCGTACACATCCATAGCTTTATCTATGGCACTCTTTATCTGTCGTACATCTTTACTAAATAATCTGTCAGGACATTTAGCACCTCTGTGGTCATCATAAAATGACCTGTCCATTAAACTTCTTATTAATGATAGTTCCATGTTGGTTACTCCTTCTATTGTTGATGGGTTAGTTGTTGTAAATTTTCAATGTCTATAGGCTTACGATATTTTAAGTCATCTGTCAATCTAAGAACTTTAATATCATTAACGTATCCTCGTAACTCTTTTGCAAAGGCTAGTGTTTTGGGCAATGCATCAGGGTCTAGTGCGATAATCGCTGTTGAGAACTGTGAGAGATACTGCTTATGTGATTCTGATAATGACGTACCCAACACAGCTAACCCAACGTATACATCATTGCCTACAACTGAAGCACTCACACAATCCTCAACAACTACTGCTACCTTGCCACATCCGTAGGTGTAAGGCAGACTATTCTTTCCGTATCGTTTCCACTTAGGTAGTCTATTTGTAACTGACCTACCTACTGCATCCACAGTAGTGCCATTACTTTTAACTAGGAACACGACACGTTTTTCTTTTACGTCATAGTGTAAGTCAAGTTCATCTGCATTTAACTTCCATAGTTTGCAGAAGTCCATGACCTCTTCTCTAGCTCCATGTGGTACTACAAAGTCAGGTAATACAAACTCAACTTCGCCTGTATCAGTCACATCATCTGTGATAGCATCACGTATATCTTGTACTGACAGATGTACTCTATGCCCACCTTTAGTTTCACATGTAGCTTTGTAACAATTCCAAATCATTTTACCTTTGTTGTTTGTTACAGTAAATGTTTTATAGCCTTTACATACAGGACAATTAACTCTTCTTGTCATACCATTAGGTACATCTAATTCTTTTACTATTTCATTTACATTTATCATTATATATCACTTTCCTTGTCGGCATTTACTTGCTTATACCATGGGTTTTACGTAGTGTCAATGCATTATTTGCAGATTCATACGTATTTTTCATATAAGGTTTCACAGATTGAGGGTTAGCATGACCTGTGACAGACATAATCTGACCCATTGGTACTCCTGCTTCCACCATTTCTGTTGTACCTGTCCTTCGTAAGTCCATCATACGTAATTCACTAGGCAAATTAGCCATGTCCATCAGTCTTCTGCCTACTTTTGACAGTCTTACTAAGGTATAAGGCTTGTATTCTCCACGTACAGGTCTATAATGTGGGGTCACATAGGGTTGAAAACCATATTCTTCCTTCTGCTGAACTAACATTTCCAATAAGTCAAGTGAAATTGGTAGGTGTACTACACTTCTTCTCTTGGACTGTTGCAAATTTAGCACACTTTTATCAAAATCTATGCTTGAGAACTGCAATAATCGCATATCTCCTATACGTTGACACCATTCATATGCCATTTGTACTATCAAACCTACATTTCTGTACTTAAAATCACTATAAGCTACGTCTAAAAACTGTATCACTTGTTCTTGTGTCCACACAGTACGTCTAACATGTGTAGATTTACGTTTGAAAGTAGAGAAAGGATTGCTCTCAGCATATCCCATCTCCATTCCATACGAATAAACCTTACGTGCTACTGAGGTAACAGCGTTAGCCAAGTACACGCCACGCCCAAGCCATACTTCGTATGCTCTGCGTGCTATCGCACCTGACAATTTCGTAAGGTTCAAGGCTGCCAAAGTTTTGCCATCAACTTTTGTGTCCAACAAAACCCTTGCACAATACTGATAATCAACTTTAGTTTTATCCACTAAGCTATTGAAATCATTAGATAAATAATACTTATCTACTAAATTAGTTAGTTGCATTAATATAACCTTTCGTAAACTTCAAAGCTAAACTCTTGACAAAACTCTTCTACTGTATCGAGCTTAGGTTTCATTTTATTTTCATAAGTAATATTATTTTTTAGAAATCGTAGCATATTTTCTAACGAATGAAACTCCCTATAGTCATAGTCAGTATACATGACATCTCCTATACCATCAGGTCTAAAGTCCTCAACATCAAACTCGCTTCTAAGTATATATTTTTTCTTATATGGTTTTATATAAGTTGAAGTCACACCTCTAGGGCTACGTCTCCATTGCATGTAGTCATGCAACCAATACACTTTACCCATAATAAACCAAGGCAAATCCCATTCATCTGCCATCTCATATAAATTTCTTAGCCAATTTTTAGGGTTCTCAAGTCTTTTCTTTTCATCATTCCAAAAGATGTCATACCAACACCAATGTTCAATGTCTCCGTTCTTGTCATATATAGGCATACTATTTCTCCTTACTTTTATTGAGCAATGCAAGTGATGCA